CGCATCTAACGCTTTACTTTCGCCATCCCACATTATCGTGATCGTTTTCAATCCACCAGCCTGTAGAGTCACAAGTTTTGCAAGTTGACTATCGTTATCCCCATGCGACAGATGCTTACCGAACGTTCCAATTGGAACGACGTTCCTCAATTCCATTTGACCATCAAGCGCGACTTTCGTAGCCATCACATCAAACACGCCCTCGCCAATCACAACGCTACTTGCCCCATGAGCATTTTGCCCATTGTACAAGTGAGTTCCAGATGACGCGAAACCTGGCGGAAATAGGTATTTCTTTTCGGCCAAGCCTGTGATATCTCTACCTTGAAACGAAACCAAGTCTCCATCAAGATCAAAAACTGGAATGATTATTCTCTTCGAATACGACTGAACCCTGCTGACGCCACCTTCTTGATATTTGAAGACGCCGTTAGCGGAATATCGTAATCCAAAGTAATTTGCCATCTCAATTACGATATTTCTATTTTCCAAATACTTTAGGTTTCTACCCTCAATAGGAATTGATACAGATTCCGGCAGCTTAAGCTCCGTGTCGATGTTGACCGCCGCAGCTAACATTCGCGGAGGTCTCCAGCCCTGCTCTCGCGCAGTCATCTTGATATGCTCGATAACCTCACGATTCGAAGATGCGCCAAGACACGCCCGTATGAAGCTCCACTTGTTGTACTTTGTCTCACAGTCACCAGAAAAACAGTTGCCCAATCCGCTATCTCGATTGAGATACACTTTCCAATTCGAGTTGCCACACTTCGGGCACTCTTTGACGTTCAACTGAGCGCCACGAGAGCCTCTAGTTTGACGATAGCGAATTCCCTCACTATCTAGCCATGATTCCATATCGACGGAATCAAGAATCTCGGACAGTTCGCTATTAGACATTTGTTCATTCGTCCGACGCCGTTAAGCTGTAAACGCGCAAGCCGGCAGAATAGCCCAACTGATAAGCTTCGCCGAGTTCAGGGTCGGAGTGCGGAGTCTTGTCAATGTTCATATTGTCACTTCTGACACCATGTCCATATCCAGACTCGTAACTGTCGCAAATCATCGCAACTCTTGATATCGCCGCCATCATTCGACCCTCAGTACACTTTCGATGAATCGCATCATCTCCAGCCGCTGTTTAATCACCACCGTAAATCCAGACCGCTGATTACGTGATGCCGCAAAAAACAGTCTTGCTATTCCGTCTCGCGCTTCCTCTTCTGTCTTGTTGATGGAGATCATCAAGTCAACGGTTCTAACCTTGTTGAAGTCTTCCGCTACGTGCTCCGCTTTCGCAACGATGGCCTTGTAGCCCTCGCGATTTGTCTGGGTCGCCGTTAGCATCGCTAGGTTTTCCTCAAAAGCAATGGCGCGAAGATCAACGTAGACACTTTTGGAGTTCTCGATTGAGTCGTTTGTTCTATGGTTTGGCGCCATCAAATCAGCGTAGTCAACAACCACCAAATCAAACTTGATTGGCGATCTTTCTGATCCATCGCTGTTTCTTCCCGGCGTCTTGAACTTCTCAATCACGGTTCTCAGGATGTTCCCGGTCATCGTTCCAGATGCGAATTCGCGGATCTGCAGCTTACCGGCATTCAGCCTTACTTCTTCGACCTTCTCCTTCACTTCCTTCATTCTTAGAACAAGGTCATCCATAATCGTCTCGGAAATTGAAGCGTCCAAACGATCAGAGATAATATTGATTCCAACCTCTAAAGAAACGTACAAAACATTTTTACCAGCGAGAGAAGCCGCTTTAGCGAAGTTAATAAGTGCCGTTGTCTTACCTGCCTTCGCCCCGCCCATAATCGTAGTTAGTTCTTTTCTGCCCCATCCTCTGTGATACAGAAGGTCATCAAGCTTTGGCACGCCAGTCGTTATTCCCTTTGGTGGGAGTTTCCCTGAAGCCGCGTCAGCACGATGCCCTTCTCGCTCATCAGCCTTCTCGAAGTAGTCGTAATCGTCGCCATCTTCAGAAACGCCAACATCTATCGCCGCACGTAGAGATTCTTCAATCTCAAAGAATTTCTTCTTCTCCAAAAGATCAACAGACTTGAGAATCGCTTTGCCTACCGCCTGATGTCTGGCGAATTCAGCAACCCTATCCTCAACGAACTCACGATTCTGCAAGGCGTTCTGTTTGATATTCTTGGATGCCAAACTCAGTATCGGGAAAATGTCCTTTCTTATGATTCCCGCTTTGGCGTCGTCTGATATTCTCAGGTTAAGCGTTACCGCATCTGGAACGCTGTGATACTTCTGAAAGTGCCTGACAGCCGCATTCACTATCGCAGCCTCGCCGATGTTTTCGAAATATTCTGGCTTTATCAGGTGTCCAACACGACGCATAAATTCGTCGTCTCGACACGCAAATGCCGCAACCTTGGTCTGAAAAGCGGCGTCAAAATCAAAGATATCGCTCTTGTCGTCTGCGCTGGAATCTTCACCGGAGAAACTCTCTCCGATCATTTTCACTACAGACGCTTCTGCCGTCATTGCGTCACCTTGTCTTGCGACACAAAGCTTGAGAACTCGGAAATATCGTGTTTGAACAGCACTCGCGTTCTGTAGTGACCCTCGTTGCCTGCCGCGTAACACATAACCGAAATCGTGTACTTGTCGCTTGTTTTAATTTTTCCCAAAACATGCTCTCCGCTACTTGTCATAACGAAGTCAACAAATGCCCCAGAACCCTCAAGCGCCTTCAAATACGCTTCATGACCCTTCAATTGAGGGGCTTTTTCCACAACGGTTGACGACTTAAACATGAACTCTCCTTAAAAATGGTAACTGCAAAACGCAATTATACTCACTGCTGACTTACTTACTCTGGCAGCAATCTACTTCTTTCATGGCCCCATTTACCTCTGACAGTTCAAAGTGACGCAGGGCTTCCTCCACCCTGAGAACGTCATACAGATAAATGGCCGCATGAAGCGAGTATTTGCTGTGCCTTCTTAGCTTGATTTGCTCTATCACAAACGCTTCATGCAATAGCTGATTCTTGCTACCGACAAAGTTTGACACACGGTAATAGGGGCTCTTAGCTATCTGCAACGAAGTTACACACTGTTCCTCCCAAGCTATCATCGCTTCCGCAATCAGGTCTTCATTTCTTAAAAGATGCGCTGGGCGTGGCGGATAGATTTTTCCATCAGCCCCAACCATCTTGTAAAACCAGTTCATAGAGAATGTGAGAAAAAAGTCGTACCGCATTCCCATCCTGTCGCAAAGTTGACGAAGACGCCAAAACGACAATTTTTCCCTTGCATCCAGGAAGTCGTTTCCCTTGACGCAGCGAACATACGGGGATGTTTCGGCATTTACAGCCTTCTTGCAAAAGCCTCTATACGCTGTCGTATAGCACTTCATAAAGTAGTACGTCGCCTGCATGTGATGAAGCTGGCGATAGTCGAACCACTTTACCCCCATCAACTCAGTCTCCGCTAAGAGATCCTTGTGGGGTATGTGTTGAACAGTGAGGACTTCGTAATTCAGAAAGCCAAGTTGGCTACCGTGGAAGTTCCCCAACCAAGTCGGACGCAGGGTCATTCCGTGCTCGCTTAAAGTAAGTGAATAGTGAGTTTACTATAGACATACATTAATTACAGCGATGAGCGTCGGAATGCCCAAGTGATTCCCAAGTTACCCGACAGAGATTCCACGCCTACGCGGGATGACGGGGCCATCAGTTGTGTCTACACAGCCAACCCTTGTGTTTCAGCCTGCTGCCGGCAGCAACAGCGTACATGTGGCTTCGATTAAGGTCGTTCTCTTTGCAGAACGCCGTTAGGTTTTCGACTTGAGTTTCCTCGCCAGACGGTGACGTAGCCACGTAGTTTTTCGCCAGAAGCGCAGCCCGCTTCGCAATCGCCTCTGGACAATTTCTACGTTGCAAATTTGCAAGTTGTCGCTCGGTCATTTGGATGACCTTGTGTGACTCGCTCATTTTTCTCTTGGTGTCTTCGCTGTGTCTTGAGCCTTTTATTTTGGCAGCATGAGCGTCTACTCTTTTCTCGCGCTGCTCTGAAGTCATGCTATCCCACATGAGTTTTGCTGCTTTGGAATTTTTCAGCTTTGCTTCGTTCGAATGTTTGTAGCCAGTCATTGAGTATGCCTGTCTTAAAACATTGAAAAACGGAAGAGTCGCGTCAAGCCAAAACTGCTCGCGATCAATCAACACGCTCTCATCGCACGCTTCCAGCACATCGAACCTGAAATCATCAGATCCGTATTTGTTCCAGGATCGCTGCAATTTTCGATTGTGGTGACGGCCAGCGTTAAGATCGGACTTGTGCCTATCCCACCTACGTCTCAACTCAACAGCGCTGCCGACATAATGCAGCGCTGTTGAAAGCTGAAGAATCGAGTAGATGCCGCTTTTAACGGTCATTTCCAATTTGAGAAACACCACGGCGGCGTGAAATAACTGGACCATCCTCGTAGCATTCTACAATCTCTTGACAGATGCCGCTTCTAACTACGTCGGCACGAGTAAATTCGACGTGTCTGATAGACGGAATCCAGGACAACTTCTCAACTGCGTCTTCAAGGCCAGATTGACCCATGACATCCTTCTGACCAATGTCTCCGTTCACGACAACCTTACAATCGTGTCCGATACGGGTCAGAAACATCTTCATCTGTGTCGGCGTGGTGTTTTGGCCCTCATCGAGAATCACAAATGCGTTCTTGAACGTCTTACCGCGCATGTAGGCCAGTGGTGAAGCCTCGATGACGCCGCGCTTGATCAAATACTCAACGTGGGTTTTCCCCA